GCTGGACCAGAAACTATTTCAGGACCTGCTTCGCCCACAATACCAAACCCACCTGCCGGAATACTACCACCATTAGCGTGAAATAGATCTGCAAATCCACTGAATATACCACTTAAGAATCCACCACTAGCGGCAGCACTGGCACCACCAAATATAGTGCCAAGTCCACTGGTCTTAAACATTTCAACCAAGGCCAATTTTAACAAATACTTTTCAAGATCTTGTATTAGACTTGTGATTAAATCAGCAAATGACATTTTGCCATTTTTAACAAAACTATCAATGGCTGAATCCATTGTGCTTACAAATGAATCAAACAAGGCAGCACCGCGTTTATTGGCATTTGAAGCATTTTCAATATAACGATCAAATGCTCCTGTCCAACCACCAACAAAATCGTCTTGTTGTTGTTTGTACAATTTGGTATTTTCTGCAATCTGTTCACGACCCTTGGCCTGTGCATTATCTCGTATCTGTTGTTCTCTATCAACGCCTGCTTGATTGAAACCTAATTTTTCAACCTTTTCTTTTTCTCTGGCAGCACGAATTTCTGCTTCCGCTATCTTGTCCCAACTGGCCGCAATCTTAGCATTTTCTGATTCTAATGGACCCATTTTGGCTGCGGCATATTTTTCACGCAAAGCTATTAGATTTTCTTGTAGTTTAGATTGTTGGCCTTGTAAGCGTAGGCTATCTGCGGCATCTTCTTGATCTAGAGCCAATTGTCTTGCACTGGCAGCGGCACGGGCTACCTGTAGATCTCTGGCCTTTTCTAGGATAGGAATCTGTGCGGCCAATGTGCCGGCTGTTCTGCTTTCTTCACTTTCAGGTCGAGCGGCACGAGCGGCTTTTAATTTGGCAGTGACTTCTTCAATCTTTTTGGCATAGTCATCTTGTATCTTAGTAGATGCTTCAATGGCCTTGCGTTCTGCTTCTGTTTTGCCAATGCTGGCATCTTGAGCACCAATTTTATCAATTATTCTTTTTTGGTTCTCAATAAAATTCAGTGTGTTTTCACGAATAGCGGCATTTAAACGAGCATAACTGGTATAGACCTCTTGATTGCTTCGTGTGGCCTCCATGGTCTTTTTGGTAGTTTCTTCTTGTGCTCTAGCGGCATCGCGATTTTCTTGTGTATTATCTTTTAATACATCATTGATAGCATATTGAATACCAAAGAAAGCAGCTAATCCTACCACAGCCTTGGCAATGACATTTAATAATGCGCCAATACCTGTGGCATTCATGGCCAATGCTTCTGCAACACTTAATGCTCTTAAAGCTGCTACGGTATCATAAATCAAGGTTATTAATTTACCAAAACTAGCAACAACGCCAATAACCCATCCAGTAAATCCTACAGCAATAACAGCGGCCAGTACACTGATCAACAATCTAAATCCAGAAGCCAATTCATCAACTGTAATTTGAAATTTGCCAAAAGCGGCCAATGCTGGTTCTACTGCTTCTAAGAATGCTAATTTTACTTCCCGTTGTAGCAGTGTAAGTTTTTTAAATGCTTCATTACCTGCATAGGTGGCCCCAATTAAGGCATCTTGATCTTCAATAACACTTTTTAGGCCTGCACCATATCCATTTAGACCATCTGCAATATCTTTTAAAGGAATACCTCTAAAGGCACGACTTAATAATTCAACTTCAATACGACTGCGTGCCGCATTATCTGTCATACCTGCTAATTCAGTAACAGTTCTTTCAAATAATTCTTTATCAGTTAAATTCTTTAAATCTGATAAGGTAATGCCCAATCGTTCAAATGCAACCTGTTGTTGTAGACCACCTTGGCGTGCTTGGTCTAACTTTTGATAAAACATTTCAATACCAACAGCGGCCGCACGACTGGTTCCGCCTGCTCTAATCACAGCAGTAGATAATTTTTCAAATTCAGGAACTGTAAATCCTACAGCACGAGCAGTTAGTTCAATGCTGGCGGCAAAATCAATGGCTGATTTAGCAAATCCAGCACTAAACACTGCCAATAAAGTAGTTTTCAAACTACCAAAGGCATTTTCTAAATCGCTTACTCCAGATTTTTTGCCATTTAACTTGTCAAGTTCTTCGCCTGACTGTTTGATATTGTTGTTAAGACTATCAAAACTAGCCTGCATGTTCTTGATAGTATCGCTGAGATCCTTAAAGGTTTTGGTAGCATTAGCACCAAATTCCTTAAGTTTTGCATCAGCCTTGGTCAGACCAGCTGTCAGTTGACTATCATCAAATCCTATGGTAAAACTTAGATCTGCTGCCATTATTTTTTCCCTTCAATTTTCATTCGAGTGGTAATTAGGTCTTTGGCAAATTCCACTGTAGGTTTAACCATACCATTTGGAGCCTGTTCACTACCTCTCATTTGACCATCACGATATCCTCTACCTGCATCCAATACTTGTGCATAAGGATATTCAGCATAAATTGTTTTACCTTGTCTATAGGTCTTGCTTCTTGCATTACCTGTGGCAATAGGAGTTGTTCGTTCAAAATAATCATAGATTTCTGGCATACACTGATCCACAACCTTTTTAAGATTATTAATCTTAGCAGTCATCTTAGATTGATCAATTTTCAGTGTAAATTCCATTATGCTTTAACCTTTTGTAATATAGTTTCCATATCTGCCTGACTAACTGTTGGTAATTGCCCATTTGCACCTTGGCTTTTCATACGCTCATAACTTCTGGCGATATCAAACACTTCTAAATCAAATGTTGATCCTCTCCTAAGAACCTCTGAAGGTAGTAAGCCATATTGCTGACCAATCGCATCCAATGTAACTGCCACATAAACTTCTGGACTGGTATGAGCATAATTACCGTTGGTTACTTTCCCAGAAATTCAACTAATTTTGTAAACACCGACATCATAACTGCGGGAGGTAAAATTTCTTCATCAGTGATAATAGGTTGACCAGCTTCATCAAGAATTAATGTTTTTAATAATTCCATCATGGCCACATGATCATCACGATCTTTGGTTGCTACTTTTAAAAACACATCCATAGGATGACGATCGTAACAATAAAAGTCAAGAGGTTCACCAAATTCTTTGACAATGTCTTCATTGTCAATAGTCAATTTGATCAGTTCGGGTTTCTTTGCTAAATTCTTTAAGTTCATATCTTTATACCTGTGTTTTGATGTAATGTAATAGAGCCAGAATAAATTTCTGCCTATTTTCTACTTTGTCTAGATCATCCTGTGCATGTCGCACTTCTGCTAGACTCTTGGCCACTTCTGCTTCTAGGCTGGTGACTAAATCTTTGAGATTGTGGTTGTGAAATTCCATATCTTCATATCCTTATAATAATATTTAATCCAATAAAGAAAACGGGGCTATTAAAGCCCCGTATTTCCCATGCCTAAACTGATTAGGCTGTACCGTATTGATTGTCGACTTCAATAATCAATGGTGTGATCCAAACTGGTTGGTCAGGAGTTACCTTTGGTGCTAGACCACTTAGATATCCTGAACCAGTTACTTGATTGGTTGTGCCACCGCCCCATCCAAACTTGAAGTAGATTAATTCCTTCTGGTTAGATAGATTAAACAATCCTTGGCTTAATGCACCTGCAGATGTATTAACTGTAGGCCATGTTGCTCCGTAGAATGTAGTGTCATCAAGAACCAATGTTAGGTTGATTGAGTTTGTCGCTGGTGTTACCGCTACTTTTTGTCCTAGAGCGTCTAATTGTTTCCATCTGAACACACCATTATTGTTTGTAATTGTAACGTCTTGTAACGCGCCAACTACTAGGTTAGTTGCAGTGGAAAAAGTAGAACTGGTGCTCAATGTTAGTGTAACAAAATTCGCGGTTTGTGAAACATTAATATTTGCCATCTTTTTTTCCTTTATATGACTTGTAATCTTGTGAGATCAAATATGATACGATAGCGTTGGCTATTTTTCACATATTGCTGTTCAATGGTATGTTCACGCAGAAAATAGCCTTGTGTTGAGAACAAGGGATCATCAATGAACTGTGGAAATATAGCCAACTCATTTTCCATGAAAGGATTATCCTGTTGACTTATTACATACATTTCAATGCGATCCTTGATGCTGTAGACATGACCACCTGTGGTGATACCATTTGAATTTTTCATTCTATCCGCCTGATAACACTGTGCTACATAGATGCCTTCACTAACCTTATTCTCATCAGAGGGAAAGTTAAAGAAAACTTCAATGTATTCAGTGCCAGTCGTTGCCTGAACATAATTGGTCAGGGTGGACTGGACCTGTGCTAGTGTAAACAATGGCATTAAATTATTTCCTTTTTATGAGCTAGTGATAATTTCTCATGCATCCCAGGCTTGGTCATTGCGACTTTCATAGTTTCACTATGTCTTTTTAGATTTTCAGGATTAGAGAAATAGATTTTCATCTTTTCGCTCTTTTTCCTTCGAGTCTCTTCCGACAGAGTTTTACCTAGATTGGCTGCTCTGATTGCTGCCTTTGTTTCTGAACGGTTCATCGCTATCTTTGCCGAAACACTTTTAGCATTTTTATGTGCCTGAGAAAATTGTTTGCCAGTATTGCCAAAAATACCATTACCATTGTTTTGATTAAATGATCTAGGATCATTCATTGCATCAACGGTTTCTAATATAAGAGTTTCTAACATTCTCATTTCCTTTGGTGTTCCTATTTCTAGGATAGTTCTTTCCCATTCAGAGGGATTAGTTTGTATCAATGGTTTCACTACTCGACTGGAACAAATATATCCATCTTCTGGATGACATCCTTTTGCTGTGTGTGAACCTACATACCAATTTAATGTTGGTTTGTGTGTCCATTTATAAACAAAAGCAGTCATATATTTGTCCTTAAAAGTAGCGGCGATCACCTTCAAAGAAGTTGACATCAGCCAACCAACTTTGTTGATAAGTTCCAATAACAGGATGACTTGGATGAGTCACTTGCGTATTCATTAGGTCATAATAATAACTTTCTTGAATAGCCTTTTCCCATTCTTCCTCAAAGCGACGACGTGCAAAGTCATAGTTTTTGGCATCCTTTTCATTGATATTGCTGTTGTCTGTGACAATGGTAGAGTAGAAGATCTCCGCTACCTTGAAACATTCTAAGCGAACCAATGTTTGGTTTTGCTTGACTAGCTGTGCAGGATTGAACGCTGTGACTGTGACTCCGGTTACTGGATCCGCTTGATAGTAAAAAGCACCAAGAGTGCGTTCTACATACAAGGGCCACCAACCGAACTCAAACATATTCAACATTTCAATCGAAGCCTTGGGATAGAATACAGCATCTAACTGATAGTCCTGATCACCAGCAAACACCTGTTCCATGCGTTTATAACACGCACGGTCATAGAATAACATATCATTAGGTTGACCGTTGGTAACATTGTTGCCACTGGTCGCATTACTGATACGATTTACTCCACCAGGTTGTAGTGTAGTGTCACTAAATCTTAAGAAACTTGCTATTGCCATATTTGTGCTCCTGAGACGGGCATCAACGATGCCCTATTGACATTAAGCGATGTTGATCGCAATACCACGTGCTTGGTCAACAACACCGGCACCAAAGTAGCCAAGTCCTGTGATCCAAGTTTGTAAGCCGCCGTCTTTGTCACCCATAGAGATGTCAAGACCTTTAACCATTACTGTGGTAATAGCCTGTGGTCCGATAGCAGCACCAACAGAGGTAGCACTTACGTTAGCACCATCAATCCAACGACCAGCAACGCTAGTTTGTAGGAATGTAGTGAAAATCACGGTGCAACCATACAAGTTACGCAACATACCAGTGGCCAATAACTCATCACCAAGGGCGGTTAAGCCAGCATTGATGCTTGTTCCACCTTGGCTACCTGGAGCATAAACAGCACCACCAGTCAATTCGCTCAATAGGCGTTGTTCTTCGTTAGGGCCAAGAATAACAGTTGGACGTCCTGGGTTACGTGATTTACGCCATGCTTTGATCACGTTACGAACCATACCAGCAACGGTGTTGGCAGTGTAGTCACTGTATGTGATTGTAGCAGTGCTTCCTTCGGCGATTAGACCTTGGGCCGCGTTGGCTTGAATACGTGTGAAACCGTCTGTGACAGGAGTGTTAGACACGCTGTAATAAACTGCGGTTTGTGTGTTGGCAAAACCAGCTAGGCTAGTGTCACCAGAACTTACTACGCTGGGGTTACCGACGAAAGAAGCAGTGATACGTTGATCAACTTTTTCAGCGAAACTCATACCTAGTTCTGTTCCTAGGTTAGCAGCCAAGTCGAACGCTGTGGTCCAGCCCAAGAACTTACTGAAAGCGGTCATTGCAACTGCTGGAGTAGCAACAACTTCTTTAGCTGTGATCTGTGCTGTTTGTTCAATACTTGTTGTAGTAGAGTATGTAGGGTTGGTATTGCTGTCAACATAATCACCATAGCTGATAGGAGCCATGTGTGGAACTTTGTATGTATTCATTTTGTTACTCCTAGTATTACTACTAGTGGGGTCATCGCTTCAGATTTCCCTCTACCGCTTCTTTTGTTATACGGTAGTTCAGACTATCGCTTACGCTTTTTATCGCGTCCCTCTCACTTAGTCGTTCACGGTGCTTTCGCTTCCGCCCTGTCGTCTGCTTCCAGACTTCCAAGTCAATCAGAGTGGGTTTATTCAGAGCCTATACGTTAACCCTGATTTGGCATGACCACATTAGTCATGTTTACGAGACCTTGAGATTCATGTAGAACCTGAATTGCAGAATTCTGGATAGTTTTTTCAAATGCGTTTGATTCACCAGAACTGCCACCAATAAAATATGCCATTTTAATATTTCCTTTTTATACGATAGGCTTGTTCATCGAAACCATCATACCCTTCAAACTACGACCACCGATGCCTTGACTTTCTTTCCACTTCTTCCAACCTTCTAGGTCAGTTGCGGCGTCAGGAATGTCATTGGGATCACGTAGAACACCTTGACCAAATCTTGATCCAGTGCCACTGCGTCCTTCATCTGCTGCCAGTTTAGGGCGAGATTTCAATATGTCTCCGGCCAACTGCTCTAGTGTGTATGGATTGCCTCGGCTATCCAACTTCACAGCGCCATTGGCACCTTTTACATAGAAGTTTCCGGTTTCATCATAATCAATATTTGATTCAAATAGATTGGTAGCAATGTCCAACATATTAGGATCAAAGCCTGCGCGGATGGCAGTTTCCTTGATTTGACTTTGAAGAGTAGTTTGTCTAACAGCACGGTCTTTCTGTTCCAACTGGCCTTGTAGACCTTGGATCATTTGACGTAGTTCTGCTAGTTCGCCACCCATCTTACCTGACTTACCTTCTTTGGGTTGATCGGAACCACCGGATTTTTGTCCTTGTGTTAGGCTTTCAATGAATTTAACAGCGTCTTTGGGTTTAGCAAAATCAACGCCAGCAACTTTACTGAGTGCCTGAAGAACTTCCATTTGTCCAGACTTACGAATGGCACCTAGATTAGGGCCGTCTTGAGCAATAGGAGTTTGGTCGCTCAACATGGCATTATTGCCTTGAGGAGCAGTATTGGCTGTCGGAGCCACCGCATTTTGAGAATTTCTATCCATCTCATTTTTCCTTTATTGTGTTTAAGGGCTACAATGCCCAGTGATCTAGTTTAACGTGGCCAGATCAACCACGATAGAATCTTTATCTACCCACACCCATCATAATCAATTGACGAGCTAAGGGGTCATTCGTGGTCACCCCCTTGTCCTGTATTTCGCTGTCAAAGATGTCATCTGATTGTTTCTCTTTGACCAGTTCAGGTTGATTTTGACCACTGGCCAACCAATCTTCAGCGTTGGTCTGTGGTTGTGCAATGGCCTGTCCAATCTGTGCCAAATAACCAGCAGTTTCATCAGGTGGTGTAATTAACTTAATTACTTCTTTGTCAATGATACCTTGAACCACAGGGTTAGTACCACTAAGTTGTTGTGCGGTTTGAAGCAAGGCCATCTTGAACTGCATGTCCTTGTCTTCGTAGTCTGTGTTGTATTGTATATCACCAACCCAGCGTTGGTCCATGAACATAGCAGCCAACTTTAAAATGTTCTGTTCAGCGGCTTCCATCTTACGGGCACGTTGTGAGGCCTTACGGTGAAGGGCACGACGTTCCTCGATGATTGCGATACCGCTTTGTTGTTGTGTTTTATATGTGCGGATCGAGCCTCGGCCCAATAGGCCATCAAGTCTGTCAATGATTGAGGCCTGTTGTTCACGAATCTGTTGGATATCCTGGACTGGTATTTCAATAGCTTCAAGTTGATCTTTATCAGCACGAACGATACCGCCGCCTCCAGCTGGCACGCGAACTCCTGCGGCAGCGCGAATAAGAGGCTTACTAAATCTAACTGAGTCATAGGCTTCACATTCCAACTTAAACATTTCACGCTGAACATCACAGGCTTCTTGTAGATCGCTAACACCCAAATCACTACGGCGTTGATCCTGACGAGCCATGACCTGTATGGCAGGAATAGGCATACCCATTGGTAGAATAAATGTTTCTGCAGGCGAAATGAGATTTTCATCATTCATCATTTCTTCCTGTTTGACTATATAGCGTTCGCAGTAGGTAGGATTCTTAGCATCACC